GTTGGACCCAAAAGTAGTAGCATCTCTGGACCCAGAAGGACTGTCGCCACAATCACCGCTATGGCCAAAAAAATCATCCCGATGATCCGCCCAACCCCGCCCGCAGGCACTACCCGGATATCAATCTCAGACCCGGCCTCCGGGTAAGTGGTCTCCCATTTCTCCGGCGGGATATATTGATCGTTCACCCAGATGTGCGCCCGGCGGCGCAGGAGGACGTCCGGCTGAACTTCCTGAAGGATTTGAGTCAGGGATAAGGTGGGGGCAAAGGAGTATTCTTGGTTCGCCGCCTTAAAGGGGTGGGGACAGGCGGTGACCCGGATTTGATCTATGTCAACCGGCAAATTCTGCATGGCGATAAATCCCGATTACCCTTTTTTTCCATACCCCGGAGACATAAGACTCGACACAGGTATCAATCCCCATATCCACGTGCAGCATGAGTCCCGCCTTAACGATTAAACCAGTATGGCAAGGCCATGAACCATGTCGGAGTAGAATCACGTCACCAGGGCGCTCCTGGTGCGCCGGAACCTCTATCCAGAATTTCTTGTGGAACTCAAAAAGCTCTCCGGCTTCCTTGGAATTGAGGGCCGAGACATCTTCATAACCCGGGACCTCTACCCCAAAACATTCCCGGTACGCCCGGACCACCAGCCCCCAGCAATCCCAGCCCTGGAAATCCCGGCCATGGTCCAGGAAGGGGACGCCGATAGCGAGGTTGATAAATTCGGTTAGGTTCATTTTATCGCTTCCGATAGCAATAAAAATAAGACGAACAACCCTGGGAAATGTGTCGGCGTAAAGCTGTAACCGCACGCCGGTTCATTGAATAAGCTCTCCAAGGTCAGAGTCGATTCGATGGTCAGGCTGTTATAGGTGATCTCCCGCATCTCAAAATCAGTCAGGACCATCTCAACTAGGTCAAGGGCCGAGGCCTTGACCACTTCCAGGGTGATCACCGGGGCCACGCCGCCTGCCGCCGCCCCCCGAATCGCCGCCACCAAGCCCCGGTCGATATTGTCAATAACTAACTTCGCCTGGGGGGGACGATCATCTGAATCATCCGACAACGTCACCTGGAAAGGACAGGCCAGGAAAATAACCTCAACCGGATCGCCGTCAACAATGATGGTCCTGGGCACATTTTCGCCGCTATTATTCAGGTAAACCGGCACCGGGAGGTCCGGGTGTTCGATGGTCACCAGGACAATAAACGCCTCATCCGTCTCCTGGGCGTTCACTGCCGCAATAAACTGTAGAGAAACGTCCCGGCTCATGGCAGTTTCTCCAGTTCAAAATCCGCCATCCAATCAATGGCAGCGTATGGTGTAATCACTGGAGGACTCACAAACCGTAAAACATCTGACCCGTCGTGGGGAAAGGTGAAAGATAGACTTCCTCCTGCCGTGGTGGTGTTATAAAAAGTCTCCAGGTAGCCTTTCTGGGCAGTGGTCAGAACCATCTTCCCCTTGATCGGAGTCACTTGACAGGTAAACCGACGACGAGATTTGGCCGGTCCCGCATCCATCTCAGTGCGCACCATGACTTTGGGCAGGGTTTCCTGATAACCGTCCTGTAGAAAAGCCTGCGGGAGTGTATCCGACCAATTCTGGGGCATTTTCTTACCTCTTAGTGGCGCCGCCGCCGCTGTTGATCGCCTTGTATAACGAGCCGCGCCGCCCATAAGCCTGGGCGGTCATCTGGTCGATGGTCACGATGATGTCACCGGCTGGTCCCTGTTCGGCCTTGGCCTCAGAATTGGGGGTGTTGTTGTTGATGGTGATATTTACCTGGGGCGGGCCGCTGCGACCACCGTAATCGAACAATTTACTTAAGGGAGCTACAATCTCAGGCTCCCTTCCTTCCCCGATAAGGGCATAGGTGGGACTAGAGACTATAGCTCCCTCTGCCATAGGCCGAGCAGCGCTTCCTGGTATATAATTATACCCTCCTGAAGGGCTGACATTATAAGCAGAATACCCCCCTGCGCCAGAGGACAAGTCGCCTAAACTTAGGTTCATTGGACCGTTCCCAAACAAACCGCTTACAATACTGCCGATCCCCCCAATAATAGATGACAACCATCCGCCACCACTACCTCCACCCTTAGATATGCTTGCGGCTTCCTCAGCAGCACGGACTTTAAGCACAGCTTCTTGCTCGGCCGCTGTTAATCCAATAAGAGCTGCGTTTTGAGCCGCCAATGCCTTACCTGTGTATTCGACACCGAGTAGCCACATTAATCCTTCAATCATTAATGGCATCAACTGAACCAAAAAACCCTCCATCTGTTTCTGAATCATCCATTCAGCCATCTGGTAGGATAATGCCTGAAAATCCATCTTCTTACCCTGAAGGGCTCCTATAAAAGATGAGGCCATCTGCTGAGATATTACTTGAGGCGCACTCTTAAGGAACGAAGCCACTTGATCGGCCTGCCAGGTCTCCGCAGTTTTTCTGGCATCCATAAGACCGATCTGGAGACCACCAGAAAAACCTTGAGATTGCCACGCTTTTCGTTCCAGAGCATTTTTCTTAATCTGATTCATTAAGGCTTGTTCTGCTATCATTTGATCTTTAAGCCCAATAAGATTTTTATCTTGTGCAACTGCCTTTTCTATGGCTGCCAATGCCAATTTATTTTCTAATTCTAAAGACTGTTTTTGATATACAAGCTGATCTTGAATCAAGATAGCATCAGAAGCCATTGCATCTAAATAGGTTTTGTGATAATTTGTTTTCTTTGTATAAAGATCAACATCTTTTTCAATTTTCTGTCTTGCTGTAATGTCGTCAACATTTTTCTCTACATCTTTCATCCCTTTATAATCAGTTAACCATTTTTTCTTATTAGCAGCCAACTCTGCATATGTATCGCCGCTATTCTTTGCTATAAAAAGATTATAATCTTCTTCGAGTTTTGTTTCTTGCAGAGTTTCTTGCGTCTTTGCCAATACAGCAAGTTCGGCTTCAGTATGCGCCCGATCCGAAGATTTTTTGTAAATCTGTTCTATTGTCTTATCATAATTTGCTCTGATTGTTGCTAATTTTCCCTCTGAAAGAGAGGCGATACTTTTGGTTAAGGTGTCAAATAAGGAGTTGAGACGATTGATTTCAGCTTCTTCTCCTTTACCACCGCCTTTTTTAGAACTAAGCATTGGAGACCAAGGTGGTGGTTTAGGGGTTGACTGTGTTGCCCAATCTGGAACAGTTATCACCTCTCCTGTACTTAATGCGTATTCACCAGTTTTTGTTGCTCGTAATCCTGCTTGACGAACTCGTTCTGATATATCAGGAGAGGTTAATTTCCTTGGCACAATGGGCAAGTCTTTTTGTCTGGTGCCGCCTGCTATATCGGCAAAAGGATCACCAGATGATGTCGGACCAGTGAGTTGTCCTGGTTCTTTGAAGGTCTTGTATGCTGCATAAGCGGCCAAGGCTAATATAACTGCAGTGATAGAAGGTAGAAGAGTAAGCATCATAAGATTTAATGCGGCTCCAGCAGCAGTAGCTGATGTCATAGAAGTCGCCGCCACTGCCATGGAAGAAGAATAAATAGTGGTGGTAGTGGCAGCACCAAATAAAACTGGAATTAACCCTTTAGTTACACCTTGAAATATTACAGATGCGGCAGCAGCAGAGGTTATGGCAATATATAGACCCTCAATCCATGTAATTGCTTTAGCGATGATATAAAACTCTACCATGGATTTAACAAGTTCACCATTAGAAATTACCCACTTGCCAGTTTCAATCGCTGCTTGAACAACGCTTTTGGTGTATTCTCCTATGGTTGAATCTGAAAAAGCAGATACCGCACCTTGAATATTTAATTTTATAGTTGCCCAACCCTCAGCAATTCCTCTAATGAGACTGTCTTTGTGTTCACGTAGATAACTATTGATTTCTATTACTGTTTCAACAACATCGCTATATAATCCAGCAAGTCCGCCTTTACCAATCTGAGCCTTTAAGGTATCTAATGTCGTAACTTGGGCAGTAAGAACTTTTTGGATATCTCCAGTAGCGACCGATAAACCTACATATTTTTCTTGCAAGAAAGTTAAAAGAGTCCCCGCTTTAACATGTTCTTGAACTGTTTCTTTCCATGTCTCTCCCAACATACCTTTCAACTGTTGAGCCAACTTAAAACGGATTCCAGCATGACCTTCTAATAAACCTTGAATTTCATGCATTGCGGTTGCTTCGTTTGTTTGCCCCCTATGCAAAAGTTTAATTGCATCAGAGATCACACCGATAGCATTAGCTTGATCTTGAGCAGCGTAAATTCCTTTTTTAGCAAACGCTTCAAAAACTCCTATCATTTCCTTACCAGATGCAAAATGTCTTTCAGTTTCTGCATTTAATTCATTATACATTTGCAAAACATAAGCTTTATATTGTGCATAGGCTACTCTCTGATCTTCAATTCCTTCTATGTTTGCCTTACTTAACATAGTCGCCGCTGTACCAATGGCTCCAAGTGCAGTGGTGCTAATAGCCTCTATATTGCTTTTAACAACCGACAATGCTGCTGCAACGGAAAGAGAGATTCCTACGAGGGCCATTAGTTGACCACCAAATGCAGTTACATGACCTTGAGCAGTACCAAAAGTGGATTCTGCAGACCTCCCAAATTGAAGCATCTGCTGTTCAGCGGTTCTGAGCGGATCAGTATTTACGCCAAGAGTGGCCTCAAGTCTACCTAAATCCAAGACAAATCTCCTATGATTTTATCCCATCGCTTAAATTTCCAAGTTATTTTCGTTGACTCTTTTCTCTTTTCAACTGTTTCTGAAGAATCTTTTCTACCGAGATTTTTCTGTCTAAGATTTTCTTTCTGCTCTTCAGTAAGATGCTTACCTATTTGTGCTCTACTAATTTTCTCTCTAGTTTCTAAAGAAGTTATATGTCCTTTCTGAGCCCTGCTCATATTCTCACGAGTTTTTTCAGAAATTTCATAAGGATTTTTCAATCCTTTGTTCCATGCAACTCTTCCTTTTAATGATTCTTTCATTTTATCAATTGATTCTTGGGTATGATGCAATCCTTTCATTCCAGACGAGACTTGTTTGCTCCGAGCGCATCTAATCTTCTCTTTTGTTTCTTCGGTTAAATGTTTTCCATAATTTGGATGATTCTCTCCAGCTTGAATCCCAATATGTGATTCCCTCATTTTTTGTCGGCTTTCCTCTGAAGGTGAGATTCCTTTATTCGGCGCTGGTCTTCCTTTCAACAATCTTGACATCCTTTCTCGATACTCAGGATCATTCCATACTTCCTTACTTTTTCTTGAAAGTTCTTTTCGAGTTTCATCAGAGTGAATTAAACCGCTTACTCCGTCTCCGCCATTAGTGAGATTGGCTAAGCAACCAGTACCATTATTTTTTCTACCATATACCGATATAGCCTCAATTTCAATTTCATGAGCTTCCTGTTCGGTTAAACTCTCAAACATTATTTCTTCTGTGAAGTCAAGACCTTGTCTCCAAAGTTTATGAATGATATTAGTTTTAAGTGATTTTGGGCCTGGTTTGGATTTCAAAAACAGCGCCTCATAACGATGATCACCCATTCTTCCATTACTCCCCTTCCCGACGTAAAATGGTTGGCCAGCGCCTGGCCACAGTGGATCTTCTTTATCGGGTCTTCTTAAATAGTAAACATAAAAGATATTTAACACACCTAAATCACCTGCACCCATTACCTCACCACCTTTTTAGGGCTTGCAAGACTCAACATAATTGCTTTCATCTCATCGACCGATTGTGGTTTGTCATCTGATTCAGTTTTGGACTTTGGCCCCCACAACATGAAATCCTGGAGATTAGCTTTTCTCCATTTGCCATCTCCTCTTTGTTGCTGGATTTGGTTGTGGAGCAATAAACAGACTTGGGCAAACCGATAGTCTTCCCGGTATCCCCCAATCGGTTCGATTGCGTCATAGGCCACAACATCAGATATTTGCTCCAATGTCATATAGGGCAAAATGAAATCTGGATGCGGCACACCACATGCTAAGGCCAGTCTAAACTCAAAGCGCCGCCCCGGGCGGCCCCTTAGTTTTTTACTTTAGTTTCCTGGTCCTTAATCCTATTCAATTTCATCGCAGCAGTAGCAATTTTATCCAGCTTGGCAGCCGTCATGTTCTGACTCAGAACCTGCCAATCCTCTGCTTTGAGCAAGAGATTGCCCTTGTCATCGCACAAGGTGCAGGCAACCAGCTTTGAGGGCCAGTCTTCCACTACTGATTCGACAGATGTTTCACCGGTCTCTTTCCCATCTTCCAATACCGGAACTTGCTTGGTTAACAACTGGGAATAGAGAGAATGCTCATGGGCGTTCATCTGGCGGACAAAGGTATGATCTTTACCCAAGATCACTTTTTCAATCTTGAGTTCTTCCTTAGCAAGCAATTGTTCTTTGGTTAAAAATGCCATGATTAGACTCCTTGTTAATGAGACCCGTGATTAGGGTTTGTTCGGTTTAAGCTCCTGGGCTCGGGCCACTGCCGGAGTTAATGGACACCACCCCGCTGATTTTGATGGTCGTGTCTGCCGAGATAATCTTCTCATCAACAGACAGAGGAAGTTCAGTGACAAGGCCGGCGAACTCAAAAGAGGTTCTGTCATCGTCTGGCAGGACGATCTCATAGTTCTGCAGAACATCGGACTCAAAATCTTCATTCATCAGTTCGTAGGTGTCTCTGGTGAAGAGCATAGAGAGTTTGATTGAACCCCCATCGCGCAACCCACCAATGAACGTCCGATACCCACCTTCGGTGTCCAGAGCAGTGGTGTCTTGGGTTTCACGTTTCTTGTCCGGTCCGCCAATCTTGGTGATGCGGCCCATCTTTTCCCAGACGTGAGTGACAGTATTGAACCGTCGGAATTCAGTGCCAATCCCTGCATATCCCGTAGGATCAGTCATAACTTTTTCACCTCCCTTGAGTTAATAAAAAAGGGCCGGCAAGCTCAATGCTTGTCGACCCCGGTTGTTCCGGCAATCGCCTTCAAAAACTTATATACTGCTATTATATTATGAACTCATCTTAAATCAAAGAATAATATTTTAGCTACGGGCAATGTCAAAATTGCAGACCCATTGATGCTTTCCGTTCACATCTGGCCCCAAAGAAAAGGGTTCTTGAGAGCACTGGATAAGAATATAGTTTGTTCCGTTCCAGATTTCATTGGTGATATTATGAAGAGCATCTTTAATCTGATTGATGAGAATTCCGGCCGCTACATAACTATTATTCCTGACTTTGATCTGCACAGACGGATTATAAATGTTTTCTTTATCAAAGGTGGAGTCCGGTTTGGAGCCGGGGGTGTCGTAAATGGTCACCACATTGCTTGGTGTGGCCGGCTCGAGGCCTATAAACAAGTTTGTAGAGAATGTTAATGATAATCCAGCAGCTACGAGTATATCTTTAATATCAGTTGACGGAATGTTCATTTGATTTTTGCCTCATTTCTTATGATTTGTAAAATCTTATCTTTATTTCTACGAAGTGCTGATTGAAAAAACTTCGGCCCTGAACCCGGCCTACTCCAATTGATTGCATTTCCAGTTTTACTCGCCAACATTTCATGTACATACACGGCGTAATTTGCTGAGAATCCGCAAACAATAGCAATAATACCGGGAATATTAAGAGGAGTATTGAACCAAGATCCACGGAGATTACCTCCACCTGGACTTATCGGAATCAACGGAGGAGTATCTTCCATACTCTGACGTACCATCATAGCTGCCAATCCCAACCCAATCAAAGTCCTACCTTCAATGCCTTTGATTTCTTTGTTGAGATTTGCTACCACACGATCCAAACCTAAAAGTGCCATTATTCTCTCCTATCTAAAGATAGGCTATCATTATAAATTCATCTGTTGATTGAAACAACGGAGTTTTCATAAATTGTTTGATCCGATGAGTATCAGAAATAGTTTCTGGGGCGTCATCTCGATCTGGTCCGAGATCATCTATAGTCCCTAAATAGAGAATCCCATCAATATCAAGTTCCTGAGTGACCATAACCTCTGCAACACAAACTATCTGATTTCCCTTGGCATCGGTTATGAGTTTGGTGCTTCCTTCCCAACGACAAAATATCTCTACGGGATCGTCATAGATCATACCACCATAACCATCGTCTACTGGATTGCCCCAGTATACCGCTGTTTGAACCGCGACGCTCTCTATGAAGTCTATAATCGACATGATAAACCTCTAAATTTCTGAGTTTTCCTTTGGACTCCCTTACCCATCCCTATTTATCTCCTTGCAGCCATGGGCTCATAAGGTTGTAGACGGTGTTTAATGGCCACCGATACCCCTTAATTATCGAAGCTCGGGACGGCATAAACAAATGCTGCCTTTCCACCCAGTGAGGCCAATGCCCCACTGACATCAAGTGTCAAAGCCATCTGGCCGTATGAAGTAGATGAGAGATTAGCTCCATACTGGCCGCTATACTTTACACTGGCAGTCCCAGCCTTCTCATCGGTCGCCTGGCGGGTCTTAGTGGACGCCAGCATGTGAGCCGCGACCCAGCGCTCGATCTCCCGAAGGACATCAGTGCCAAGACCTGAACTACCCAGGGCTTGGGTAACCAGGATGTTGGCTGAAGTGACATAAGGAACTACTTCCGCCT